ACAAGTGAATTGGACCTGCTAAGATCAAGGCCCACCAACAGAAAGGAGAAAGAGCGTGAAGACTGAACTTACCAAGTACCCCTGGCCATTCCCTCAGTGGAATGGTGAGCGCTTTGTGATGCCAATGGAGCTGGCACCTGAGGATGTCCAGAATGCCCCCGAGCGCGATCCGCTTGAGGATGTTGAGGAGGCACCCTTCTGATGTTAGTCAAAGACGACACCACAGGCTGCATGCGCATCTGCCCACGGCCCACGCAGATTCGGTACATCGACACCGGCAAGGTGAAGATTGGATGCGCGTACATCCCCAAACCCACACCCATGACCAACGAGTCCATCCGAATCCAGGCAGCCTTGCTTGGGCAGCCGCAGCCCGCACTGCTGTCCATCGCTGGCATGGCTTACTGCACCCTAGTAGCAGTTGCCGTTGTTTTCCTGTTCGCTGTAGTACTGAAATGAGAAAGCGCAGCAAGTACCGCCCCCGCGCGATCCTTCAAAGCCCCCTGGACTTCGTGCTGTCAGGCCTAAAACCTGTGCGCGATCTGCCAGGCATCTACCTGAGCGTTCAGATCAAGAACCGCCAGGCATTGGAGCAATTACGCAAGGGTGACGCTACTAAGCAAGACATCGACATGCTCATTGGAGCCATCAACATATCCGAGGCACTTGCCACGAACGGCTTAGGCTCTGACTGGTTGAAGGAAATCAACGAGGCCCAGAACGCGCTGCTGGAGTTGGCGCGCAAGGGCGTCGAAAGGAACATGCGGTTCATCATGACAGCTAAACAATGGGAGGCCCTGAAGCTGGTGATGGACGTGCATGAGGAGCAGTTGGCTAACGCCACTGTATATGACATCGAAAAGGCGCATGACTTCGTCCAGCACGTTCTTCGTCAGGGCAAAGCACATGCAATCATTGAAACTAGAAAGGCAAAAGCATGACCACCGTTACCGACAAAATCCGAGCGCACTTCCGCAAACACCCAACTGCTGACGTCAAGAAGGCAGCCGCTAAGTTCAACCAACCCGTCTCGCGCATCTACAAGCTGCGTGCTGAAGTGCGTGACCCCAACGCGGCCGAAACCCCCAAGACCACACGTAAGCGCCGCCCGCGCAAGATTGTGCTCACGACCAGTCAGGTCATGATTGCCAAGAAGCTGGGCATCCCTCTGGACCGCTACGCCCAGGAGCTGCGCAAACTCAAAGGCAAGAAGTGGATGCCGCCTGAGCCGCTGCCCGTGCCTGAGCCTGCCACCTGGACCGCAACGCAAGAGGGTGGCAACATTGTAGCCACGCTCAACCAGCGCGCGGTGGACTACGGCAAGTTCAAGGACGGCGCTGCGCTGATGCAGGGCATCAAACGACTGCTCGCGGACCACGCACAAAAGCACGGCAAGACGTTCACCGACGACCAGTGGGAAGCCCTGGAGATGATCGTCCACAAGATGGCCCGTATCGTCAACGGCAACCCCGACAAGGTCGACCACTGGGTGGACATCGCCGGCTACGCCAAGCTGGTGGCTGACCGCCTAGAAGGGATCGAGCGATGAGCGAACTATTTCCCTTCTTGCTTGGGGCATGGGTGGTCTGTGCCTGGTTCACGCACGTCATCACCTGCCTCCAGACCGCCTCCTGGGGCTTCTTGATCGCCGGAGCCATCTTCTTCCCCGTGGGCTGCGTACATGGGACAGGCATCTGGTTCGGGGTGTTCTGATGAAGTTCAAAAACATCAGGACTATCTTCGGGGACGGAGCCAGGTCCATGTACCTGGAAGACGTCCTGAAGAACGCCTTGAAAAGCCATCCAAAGGAGCTTCAGAAGAGCCGGGGGACTCACGTCCTCGCGGCAATGACCAGGCACCCCCAGGATGACAATGCCATCATCTCGATCAAGGTCGTTGACCCCGTACGGACTGGCCAGGACGGCAGCTCACGGCTCCAGGCCATGTTCATAGGCTCACGCTTTCCACAAGGCACGCCAACGCAAATTGATCCCGAGTACATATCCCTGCGCGTGGACATCCCCTTGCACTACGCGTATGACCGGGAGCTGTTGAAGGAGTACTCCGTTTACCACATCCGGTTCAAAGTTGATTCAAACGATCCGCGATTCACCGAGGACTCTGTCAAGCCCTTGCAGCACGGTTACGTGGGCATCACCAAACGAGACATCCTCACTCGAATGCGAGAGCATGGATACAAGGCCGAGACCAACACCGGCTCGCTGCTGCACTCTGTGTGGCATCAGCTGGTGAAGCAAGGCATTGCCATGCATCCCGTCATTCAAATCAGCGGCACTGCCGACTCTCTGGGCAAGGTCTACGAGCTGGAGGAGGAGGCCGTGGCCAAGTACACATTGGCGCCTATGGGTCTCAATGCCATCCCTGGTGGCATGGCCGGCATCCGCATGATGCATGAGCTGCGGCTGCTCACCAGCACTCGCGTGGGCGTCAAGGAGCGCGATGAGGCCATTGAGCGGCTGCAGCGCG